TTATCGTTTTTTTTTAGCTTAAATTCATACTTCTGCTTTTCTTCATTACTTAATTTATTAAATTCGTTTATTGTAATGTTCTGTTTAGGAGGAGGGAAAAGTTTATCAAATAATCCTGTTGGTATTGGTACTTTATGTGCATTCATTTGACTTTCAAAGAACTCTTTAGGTGTTAATCCTGTTCGATTAAGTATTACATTAATAGCTTCAAAATCTATTTCTGATCTTTTTCTTAGTCTAAAGTCAGAACCTACGCTTAACTCTTCCCAACTAATTCCTTCTGGAAACTTTCTAGCTAATTCTTCTAATCTCTTAACTTGTTGTTCAAGAACACCTTTGTCATAAATAGGAGTTGTTTGAACTTCTGTTCTTAAAGCTTCATTCTCTTTTTTATTTCCTTTTCCTGTTTCAAAACCAAATAGGGCTTTTATTTTTTTATCTTCAAGATAATCTCTAATTCCACTTCCTTGATAGTCATAGTCTCCATCTTCAGTAGGTACATAAGCAACAATTCTTGATCCTCTTCTTGTAGCTTTTCTTACAGGTTCATATAATTCTTTCTGGCTTTCATCAAGTTTGTTGTATTCAGCTGGAAGAATACTGCTAAAGACTTCCTCTTCTTTTTTTACTTCTGTTTCTGTTGTTTGATTATTTGTTTGGGCTTGAGTTTGTTTTGGCTTGTCTTCTTGTTGTTGAGTTGTTAAAGAACCACTTTCAAAAGCACCTGTTGGTATGTTTTTGCCTCCGAAATTAGTATTGCTGCCACTAGTTAGTTGCATAGATTTAAATATGTTCGTATAGGTACCCTTTTCACCTGTTGGATATTTAGCATCAATTTCTGCTTGATCTAAAACTTCGAGGTAAGCTAGTCCTTGTTCTTGTAACTGTAATATTTTAGCGTCAATTTCATCTTGACTTGGCAAAGCTTGTTTAGGATTGCCATTTTCATCTTTTACTGTGTTTCCCTTTTCATCTTTTAAAGTGTAATTATCAAACCAAGTTGATAATTCTTTTTGTATTTTTAATTCCATTTTAAGAGATTTGTTGTTATTTTCCCCTTGTCCAAAGTTCCCGAAAGGACTAATTTTTAGAGCAAAGTTAATTGGTCTCATTACTTCTTTTATAGAAGTTTTTAACATGTCCCCAATCTTGGGCATTACTTCTCTGGCATATTCTTTTAATTTAGTTTTTGCCTCTATAGCAGCTGTATCCATCGTTGCATGTTGTGCAAAGATTATATCAATATCAGTTTCAGCTTTATTTATATTGTCTCCATAAAAACCATTTCTCATTTCATTTTTAATTAAGTTTATTCTTCTAAGTAATTCAGCATTATCACTCTTTCCTAATTTATCTATCTCTGCTGCAAATTCAGGATTTTCATCTTGTAATTTTTGATATTCATCTTTTTGTTTTTTTAGTAATTCAGGGATAATTTTTCCTTTTTCATCTGTAACTTTTATTCCCCATATTCCTTTCATAGCCTCTTCTATTTTATCTACTTGATTAAACTCTTCTAATTCTTTTTCAACTTTTTTTTCAGTAAGTCTTTTTTTATTAAAGTCAAGTTCGTGATCAGCTTGCATGTCTATGTAATCAGGATGTTCTGTTAAATTCTTTGTTCCACCTCGACCCCAAGGAATATTTTTAGCTAATAGTTCAGGAAGCAATTCTGCGTTTTTCATAGATATCGGACCACCTCCTTTTGCTATAAGTCGATCAGAGATAGCATAAATATTTTGTAAAGTATCTGTGATGTGTCTTTGTAGTGGTTCTCCTGTTACTCCTAATTTATGTAGACCATTAAAATGATCACTAAATAAAGTTTTTAATTGATCAGTATCACCTGATATTGCAAGCTGAGATCCTTTGTCAAGTACGTCAGAAGTATTACCAATGTAATCATCAAATAAAAATAGCTTATGTCTTTTAGTTTGCCTAATTGTATAATCAGATAATAGAGTTGGTAACTTTGATGTGAAATATTCAGCAATTATTGTAGGACTTACACCTTTAAGCTTTGAATATGCAGTATTAAGTTGATTTTGTCTTCTCTCTAAAAACACAGGAGAATTAGGTGCAAATTCACTAATTGATTTAAAAATAGGCTGACCATCTGGATCTACTTCACCTGTATCAAATGGAGTGTCATCTTCAGTTTCTAATGAAGTTTTTAATCCTAAAATTGCTAATTGTGATCTCATTCTTTCTGCTGCCTTACGTGCAAAAATACTTCCACCAATTACTTCATTAGCAACTTCATCACCATCTTTTTTTCTAATTTTGCTAGCTACTTTTCCAAATGACCCATCATCTAAAAGTTTAAGTCCTTCCTTTTCAAGTTCTTGATTAATACCTATAGCTTGCTCTTCTTTAATTGCTTTATCCATCTTGTTGTCAAGGAAAGCTTCAATACCAGGATTAACAGCTTTTAAAGCTCTTGCTAAAACATCTAAGTCTGTACTAAGAGGTTGTACATAAGTGTCTACTGGTTGTGCTTGTGGTTGAAAACTGTTAGTCATTAGGCGTTACCTACAAGGCCGTAGTAACGAGTAAGACCGCTACCAATTGTATCTAGAGCAACGTCTAAACCTCCTCTTCTCATATTGTTAGCTTTAGCAACTCTGTTATCCCTTGTAGCTTTAAAGCCTAAAGTATTTCTTCTATACTGTTGAGTTGCTGATTCCATTGTTTGTTCTAGCAAACTTCTTTTTTCACCTTCTTCTCTTTCTGCATCACCTAGCAATCTATCAAGTATTAGACCTGTTCTTTCAGCAGCTAATAGTTGTCCTTTTGCTCGTAATCCTTGCTTAGCTAAAGCTAATTGTTCTTGTGCGTTTGCTTTCCTGTCTTCTTTAAGTCTAGCTCCAAGTCCTTCTTGTTTTAAAGCAAAAGCACTGTCAGCTGCTTCTTCCATTTGGGCTGCTAATTTATTTCCTCTTTTCATATCTAGATAACTTTTTCCACCAGTAAAAAGAGTTGTGTCTAAGAAAGCAGCAGTACCTGCACTACCTAGTCCCAAACTACTTAAGAAACTTGTACCAAATAAACCTCCTCCAGTAGTAGCACCAGCAGTAGTAGCACCAGCAACAGTAGCTGGAGCTGCACTACTAGCAAGAAGAGGAGTAAGAGCAGTCAAAAAACACATTTAAACAATCCTCACAAACTCATAGAACGGTTTCTTCATGTGACCATACTCAGGATGGAAATTGATAAAGGTAAAACCTAAAGCCTTTAACCATTTGATAGCAGAAGTATTCTCCGCATATACATAATTATATAAGACGTTATAAGTTTTCAATAGACTGTCTACCCATTCCCTTCCTTTTTTAATTAGGTCAACCCTATAACTTCTTTTACTTGTTAGTTCATCTGTACCAACCATCCATATAGTTCCATCGCTACATACACCACATAAACCTATTGGTTGATCTTCATCACCAGCAATAGCTAAATTCTTTTCTGTAAATAAATAAGTAAGCCTTAATGCTTCTTCTGGTTGTTGACCTGTTTGATACCAAGCTTCTATTTTATCTAAAATTCTTAAATGGTTACAGACATAAGTAAGGTCAGATAAATTAGATTTTCTTAGATATGCCATCAAATTCTTCTAGATCTTGAATGGTACATTGCTTCATATTCTGCACTAAGAAACTGTGCTGGTAAAAAAGAACGACTCCAAATATCAATATAAGTCATATCTGCTTTAGACATAACAGGAAATTTAAAAACTCCTTTTTGTGTTTTTAATGTATTTAAAGGTTGAGAGCCAGAGCCTGTAGCACCTCTTGAATAAGTCACACCTAAAAGGTTTGGAGTGAATTTATAATTAGCCCACTCACCCATAGAAGGTTTGACAAATGTTTCAAAGCTTGCAGTTCTTTCATATTTTAAAGAAAAATTAAGCAGTTGAAATCTACCTCCTAAAATAGGAGCATTTGTTTTTTCATCTATTAGTTTTTGTGGAGGGAAGACATATAGAGAACTAAATATATAACCCATAATTACTTTTGAATTTCTATAGTCACCTGTTGCTGTAACTACTGAAGTAGTTCCTTCGGCGTTAAAAGCAATAGTAGAAGTTTGAATTCTTTGACCTGTTTGTAGTGTCTTTGTATTACCTTTACTATCTACATAAGTACTTGTTTCTGCTGTACCACCACTGATTCCATTATATAAAAATCTCCCTACAATTGTAGGTGTTCCATATAACTTATAAGGAAAAGTAAAAGTACTAAGTTTAGTAGCACTGTCATAAGTAATAGAAACACCTGTAGTTGCTTCTGTTACTTTGAAATCTAAATGAAATTCACAACCATTATCTTCTCCTCTTGGTGCATAAAGTTCTACATATTTAGATTCAAATGGTACTTTTAATAAAACTGTTTCAGTAGCACTTTCTACAACAAGAAATAAATCAGACCCAATAAAATCTATATTAAGAATTTTGTAACTGTCATAAAGATGTAGATCAAACCAAGAATTTAAAACCTTGTTAAAGTTTTCACCATATAGCCAGCGGTTTATAAAAACACTATTTTCGTTTTGGCTATTGGTATCATTAAAATCCGTTCCACTGAATGCACCTTGTCTATTAGGTAATAATGCAAGAAGATTTTCACTGCTAGATGTAGTCATTTTAAAAACACTACCAGGTATATATTTAGGTACATGTATTGTTATGTCACTTGCATCTTTTACTTCAACTCCTGGCTGTTTAATATATTCTCTTATTCCTGAATATCCTCCTTTCTGTGTTAAAAAATAAACACTATTACCCGAACTAACAGGGTTAGCTTTTGTATTACTATTAAACTCTGTCGCTACAACTATATATGCTGTTTTAGGTGTCAATGTGTCATCTGATGCTTTTAATATAAACTGTGCTTTTTCTGAGAAAAGTATTAATTCTTCTCCCATTGTTATTGCATGTTTTAATATAGAAATTTTTGTATGAGAAGCTGCTATATCAATAGGATCACTATCTAAAACTGTAGTTACTGTTTCAGGAAAGAAGTTAAAGAAGTCTGATACTCTTGAAAGAATTACATCATCATCAGCAAGAAAACCTATTCTATTTCTAAAGAAGAAAATGTTATTTAACTTCTGACCAACAAAAGAAGGATTAGGTGCAGTATCTAGATCACCAACAGTTCTATCACTCCATTTAGGTAAAGTTTCTGTATTTGCTTTCCCAAAAATAACATCCATATCTGCACTATAACCTCCACTAGTTACTGAAAAATTAAAAGTATTTGCATCAGTAACTGTAATTGTTTTAATAGCATCAACTCCATTACCAGAAGTAAATTTTAAATCTATAACATCTCCTGTTGAGAAACCATGATTAGCAGACGTAACAGTTATAACCTGATTTACCATTAGATATGTACCTGTTTTATTGTAAAGAGCATATGTACCTCCATCTGCTTGTGCAAAAATAAAACGACCATCTGCTTTTCTTATCAAAACATGAGGCATTGTTGAGTAATCATATTTAAATTGTATTCCTGGTTTTAATGTTTCTTCCCACTGTCCTTGTTCAAAAGTACCACCGTTATTTGTTACAAACTTGACATAATGATTATCAAACTTTGTACTATCACTTCCTTTAATTTCAACAACAAAATTATTAGGAGCAACGATAGGAAGATCAGTAAAATTTTGAATAGAGCTTTTAACTAATGTTATTTGTGAGTTACCTTGAGTGTCATTTGAATCAATAGTAAAGTCAGTACTATCGTCTTTTTTTATCCATAAAACAGGTCCATTTTGAACAATAGTAAAACCAGATAAAGCACTTCCACTACTAGGACTTTCACCATTTTGACCTAATAGTTTATCTTTTATTTTTGTTCCTATGGTTGTTGTACTTAATGGATTATCACTACTTGTATCGTGTATAGCTACTGTACTATTTACAGTTATTGTGTAACTAGTTTTGTCTGAAACTTGATTAAAGAAAATTAATGCTCCATTATTTGCACCAGTACTTACATCAGCAGCCATTGCTACTGTTTTATTTACATTAAGAACAAAAGTATAGTCAGCAATACTAACAGTTTTTATTTCTTCTCTTTCTATATCTGTATCTAAATAACTTGCACCATCAGGAACCTCACATCCTATAGCTGCTCCAGTTTTAGCATTAAAGATAGCTAAGGTTTGATCACCAAAAACGGCTATATAACTTTCAGTTTCATCTCTATTAATCGTTTGTATATGTACATTACCCATCGTTGAAGATTGTAATGTCGCTACATATTGTGCTCCTGATCTTTTCTTTAATCCTTCTGTAGGACTACTAACAAAATTACTTTGCAACCAAGCATGGTCTGATTGTTTTTGTGTGTCAGAAGCTTGTGATACCCCTCTTAAAAGAGTAGGTATAGATTGAGTAATAAGACCCATAATTAACGAATTAAAGCACTAGCAGGTGAGTACGTATTAAAGACAGTAGTAGATGCTGGATCACCTCTTAAAATATTATGATCTGCATTTGAATAATCTGTTTCCATTAATATTGCTCTTGCTCTTATTTCGTCTTGTTGTGTAAAAGTTCTTAATCCATCATCACCTACCATGCGATCAATAAAGATTCTTGCAGCTTTGATCATTACATAACGTCTAGCAGGTTCAGGTATTTCATCAAAAGTTCTGAAGTAAACAACAGTACAAATTAAATCTTCATCAAATTCATATGTATGTTTTTTACGGTCATATAGTTTTAAACCAATTTGAACAGCATCAACTGAAGCGTGATCATGAATATTAGGGTCAACTCTTAACGTATTACTAGATAAAGCAATTTGCTTAGAATCATCTCTCGTTAAGGTTAAATCTATTTCTGTGTTGAAGTGCCATCCTTCTGATTGAACATCTTTATTAATCTCTCTCAAAATTGTTTGTGCCATCTTTGCATCAACACCCAAGTAAGCTGAGTTACTAGCCAAGGTATTAATAGGAGATTCACCTATGCTTGAAAGCATGGTATTGACTGCTTCTAGCTCTGTTGTTGCTGTCATGTTGGTTTACCTCTTTTTAGCAGTTTTAGCAGCGTTTTTAAAGTTCTTAGCAGAAGGTGCTCCTTTTGTTCCTGGCTTTCTCATTGTCTCACCAGAACCAGCAGCAATTCTTTTTCTTTTAGCATGGATGTTTGCATATAAACCTTTCTTCTTAGAAGGCTTCTTCAGTTTTAATGAATCGTAGTTAGACATGGTTAGCATTTCCAACGTTTAAGGGCTAAAGCTTTTCTTGTTAGTTTTCCATTTGGCTTTTTCATTGGCCCTGTAATACCTAACATCCGAGCACAGAAAGATTTTTTACGTGGACCTCCTTCTGGTTGTGGTGCTTTTAAATTAGAACCTGTGGCTTTGTTGTATTTACGACGACCTTTAGCAGTAAGGCCACCCTTCTTACTTTTCTCACCACGGCCTAAAGATAGGCTGACACTTTTTGTCATTTATCTTTCAAAAGAAAAGAGGAGAGTACCAACCCATCCCAGATTGATACTCTCCATATGCATTTAAGATGCAGACAACTTAATTGTAGCTGCTGCTTCTGGTCTTAGGATTCCATGACCAAGAGCATATTTCGCAACCATCAATGTACCTTGATACATAATTCCATAGTCACTTCCACTGATTTCAGTAGTCATGTCCATGAGTTTCACTGTACCAACTGCTGACTTATGG